ATTTAGAACACCCCGCCCGCAAGGGATTAGACGGCGCGCAAGAGACACGGAGCCCGGTGGAACCGGGATGGCCCAGGAAGGGATCGACCGGCAAGGCAGGAAGCGGAGCCGGTTTTCACATCACGCAGAAAGGGACGCGAAAGATGAGCACGGAGATTTCAACGCAGCGGGCAGGCGGACTTGCCCTTCAATCGTTCGACGACGCCTTCCGCTTCTCGAAGATGGTGGCGGCGTCAGAGTTCGCCCCAAAGGATTTCAGGGGCAAGCCAGAGTCCTGCATGCTGGCCATCCAGCACGGGAGCGAAGTCGGCCTGAGCCCGATGCAATCGCTCCAGAGCATTGCCGTGATCAACGGCAGGCCGACCATCTGGGGCGATGCCGCCCTGGCCTTGGTGCAGAGCAGCCTCGTCTGCGAGTACGTCAAGGAATACACCGAGGGCCAGGGCGACAACCTGACGGCGGTGTGCGAGGCCAAGCGTCGCGGCTACCCGGCCCCGACGATCAGCCGGTTTTCGATGGCCGACGCCAAGCGGGCCGGGCTGGCTGGCAAGAGCGGCCCGTGGACCCAGTACCCCGAGCGGATGCTGGCCCTGCGTGCTCGTGGCTTTGCCCTTCGCAACGCCTTTGCAGACGCCCTGCGTGGCCTCATCACGGCCGAAGAGGCCCAGGACTACCCGCAGGCCGAGCCCGCCCGCGAGCCCGTGCAGGTGCGGCCCAAGTTCGACACGCCGGTGCCTGCCGCCGTGCAAGTCGCCTTGGCTCCGTCCGCGATCGAGAAGGCCCGTGCGGCCGTGAGTCGGGCGACCACCATCGACCGGCTCGAAGCCTTGCGGACGACCGCCGACGAACGGCTGGGCGACGGCACCTTCACCGATGACGAGCACAAGGAAATCTGCTCGGCCATCCACGCGAAGCTCGACGCACTCATGGTGGAGGCGCAGGCCCGATGAGCGACCGTCGCATCAACGAGGGCCATCCGCCGAGCACCGGCGAATGGAACGAGTTCGAGGCCCGGCAGCCCGAGGTCTTCGAGCGGCGGCGACGTGCCGCCCCGAAGCCTACGGGCCGTCGAGGCCCGGACCCGCTTCCCATGCTGACCGACGCGCAGATCGCCAGGAAGGCGAAGTGGATACACGCCCGCTTGGTGCTGCTGATCGACGCGCTGGATGGCGAGGAGTGGGACGGCAGATGGACTAACAAGCTGATGAGCGCATGGCTCGCAGCGAGGAACACGGTCGAAGACGCAGCAACTTGGAAGGAAGACACCGATGGCGTGGCACGACTCGTGGACGCAGATGCGAAAGAAGAAACAGCCCCAGCCGCAGGGGGAAGCCCGCAAGAGGGCAGCGGTGGCGAAGCGGGAGACGCCTGAATCCACCGCAGCCGAGGCTGGCCCAAACAAAAAAACTCCCGGCCAGTGACTCGACCGGATGCCGCACGAGACGCGGCCAAATCAACAGGAAAGGATGCCCATGAGCGACTACTACTCGGAAACGCTGGCAGACATGCCGCTCTTCGCGGCGGCAGATCGCAAGGTGGAACTGCCCATACGCTGCGCCGTCTCGAAGGAACTGCGCGTGCGGGCTGGCTCGCAGCGTTGGGAACTGCTTCGCCAGTACGTCGAGCACGGCCCGCTCACCAATGAGCAGGCGGGCGATCTCTCGGGCCTGAGCGAACGCAAGGGCTGCTGCTACTGGAAGCGGTGCGGCGAGCTCCTCGAGCACGGCTACATCGCCGACACGGGCGAGCAGCGCCGCAGCCAGGCGGGCGAAATGCAGCGGATTTGCCGCGTGACGGATAAGGGGTTGGAAACGATTCAAGGAGGTGCGTGATGAGCGAACTTGTTGCGAACCCAAAAGGCCTTGACCGCTGCGCGGATGAGATCCGCACGGCGCAGCACAAGGCCCAGCGGTCATTTGCTGAATACATCGAAACGGTTGGCGGCGAACTACAGAAGGCCCAGCGTCTGCTCGCCGACCATCACGCCGGATTCGGCCAGTGGGTGCGGGATGAGTTTGGGTGGAGTCGTCAGCATGCGGACTACCTAATCAAAGCACGGAACGTGATGGGTCTATTGTCAACCACGGTTGACGTTATGTCGCTGCCACTTCCTGACTCTGAGCGCCAATGCCGCCCGCTGGCTTCGCTCCCGGCCGAAGACGTGCCGGTTGTGTGGGAGCAAATCTGCGCGGCGTCCGAGCAGACCGGCAAGCCGATCACGGCGGCTGTCGTCAAAGCTGTCGTTGACGAGTTGTCGCCGGACGAGCAGCCGTCCGCCAAGCCTCGCAAGCCTGCCGCCAAGAAGGCCGCGCAGCCGCAGGCAGACGAAGAGATTGAGCCGGATCGGATGCTCGATGAGATCAGCTACTACGCACTCGCTTTTCTCGATGCGTGCCCCGAGAGAGCGGAAGAACTGGAAGGGCTTTTGTTGACTTGGGTTTCCCGTTGCAAGCAAAGGTGACACATGAAAGAGCAAATGGATCTTGGCGGCGGCATCTTTAATTTCTTTGCCAACACCAGCCTGTCGTGGCCCAAGTGTTTCAAGGAACTGATCGACAACTCACTCGACCAGAACGCATCGCACATCACGATTCGGATTGAGTCGCGCCGCAAAAACCTGTCGGTCAGCATCGAAGACAACGGTGGCGGATGCGACGACCTGCGACGCATGGTTTCGCCTGGCGTCCATCACAGAACGGACACGACGCTCGCGGGCCAGTACGGCATCGGATTCACTGCGGCTGCCTGCTGGATCACGCAGGTCGGCACGGCGAATATCAAGACCGTAAAGGCCGGTGTGTGTCGTCAGGCCGCAATCAACTACCGCCAGATGCTTGATGGCGGCGACACGTCGTTTTTTGTCAGCCAATCGCACGTCGCAAGCGCGCCTGGCATGAGGATCCATTTCCCAAAGTGCGGAAAGTCGATCAACGATCCAAACCGGCTTTTTGAAGAGCTCTCTTTTTTCTACGCCATGCGACTCAAGGAAGGCGTGAAGATCGAGGCCATCTACAACGATGACACGCGGGTTCTCAGGCCGAATCTTGGTCCGTCGCTGCGAGACAAGGTTGAAGTTCGCGGCGAGATTGACGGCAAGCCGTTCAGCGGCTGGTTTGGGATCATCTGCGAGGGAGAAAAGGCGACTCGGCACGGCATGAGCGTGTTTTGGGGGCATCGCCTCATGCAGACAACCGGCGACTGCTGCGGAGATTTCAACACCGCCCGCGTCTACGGGGTACTCAATCTAGGAATTGAGTTCCAGCCGAACCCGCTGAAGGACGGCCTTGCCGACGAAGACGAGTGGACAGAGTTGATGCAGGCCGTCTACGCGCAGATACGTCCCGTGCTGGAGAGGGCTGACGCCGAGGCGGAGGATTTTGAGTGGTCGTCGCTTTGTAACGACATCGAGATGGACATGAACGATGCGGTCAAGGGAAGGCGCGACCAGAAACCTGACGGAGACGAGGGCACCGTCGATCCTTCAGAGTCAGGCAGGCGGCACAAGCGATTTTCTAAAACGCAGTCGGGGGAAGCATCCGAGGCGTTGACAAAGGCAGGGCGATGGAAGATTCGGGTGCATCACGTCGCAGGCAATGAGGTGATCGTTCGGCACGAAATCCGCAACAAGGAACTGCACATCTTTGTTGACAAGGAGCATTCGTGGTTCGCGGACTGCGAGCCGTTGCGCCGTCGCGGCAGGGTTGAGTCTGTGATCTGTCATGAGATCGCAAGGGCAGCATCCTCTGACGATTACAAGAAGCTGCCGCTGCTGGCGATGATTCACAAGGCAGGCGACATGAACGAAGATCCCGTCGCCATCTACATGACAGCCGTTGCTTCTCAGGCTCGTGGCTTTGCTAACGCATAAAAGGGGGGGGTGGGTCATGGCCGGTGAGCACCTGCGTGTACGAGATTGCTACGTCGGCCAGCGGGTCTTCTGGTGCATGTGGATTCACCAGGAGGACGCTGATCGAAGGCGGATAAATGGGGAGCCGGTGACCGGATGGTATGCGTACCGTCGCGGTCTTTCGCCGGAAATATGGACTGGCGTGGTTGAAAGGCTCACGAAAAGTGGCTGCATCATGCTGAGGCATTTTGGCAGAGCGGGGAACGTGTATTCGTGCGAAGTCGATGCCGTCCATGACGCTTATCGCATTTTTTGCAGCCTGCATCTAAGCGACAGATACAGCCACTTAGTGCGCCCTGGCCTTGAGGAGGCGTCTCGGGTCTTGCGTTTGCTCTGCGATTTGGAAGTCGGCTGCCATCAAGCACAGGCGGCAATGAACTTGTCCGAGGTGAACTATGGCCGGTGAATGGTTCCCAGTAGACGTTGCCCTGGACACGAAGCCCGAGGTGCAGGAACTCGTTGACCTGACCGGCGAGCCGGTAGAGGTCATCGTCTTCCGCCTGTTCAAGCTGTGGGGCTGGGCTCAACTCAATTCGAGCGATGGCACTTTCAGAGCCACGCCCGCCCGCCTCGGCCGCATCTGTGGCGGCACGGAATCCTTCTGGCTGGCCGTGGCGAAGGTGGGCTGGATCGCCTTCGCCGAGGAGACGGCCCAGATCCCCAAGTGGGTAGACCGTTTTTCGGGGGCTGCCAAGGCCCGAACGCTCAAGAACCGCCGCCAGAGTCGCTACCGTGGCGCTCATGTAGACGGTGATGTAGACGCCGGTGCGCCACGCGAGCGTCTACCACAGGACATAACAGGACAGGACATAACAGAAGAAGACATACAGGCTGCGCCTGTTGCTACGAGCGATCCGCCGAAGCGGCGGAAACGCTCGCAGCACCCCGATGCCGTCTCGTGGTCTGCTGACGCAGGCTGGAAGGGGATCACGGACGCAGACCGCTCAGAGTGGTCTAAGGCGTTTCCCGGTGCCGTGCTCGACCAAGAGCTCGCCAAGGCGACGGCCTGGCTGCACGCCCACCCCGAGCGGGCCGGGAAGCGTAAGTGGCGGGCGTTCATCGTCCGCTGGCTGGGGAAGTGCCAGGACAGCGGCGGCACGAACCGCGCGCCCCGCAACCGCCCCGAGGAGAAGCCGCCCCCGAAGGTCTGGAAAGACCAGTACCAAGCCGCCCCGTACCGGCGACCGCGTGAGGTCGTCGCTCTTGCCGAAGGATTGAAACTCAAGGACGAGGAAAACCTATGACCGAAACAGCAACCGCAACCGCCACCGAACGCCCGCAGCTGACCGACCGCCAGCGTGAAGTCTTCGAGTACATCACCGACTTCCGCGACCGCAACGGCTACTGCGTGGCAATTGACGACATCGCCACGCACTTCGGGATTCACAAGAACGCCGTCGTGAATCACGTCTGGTCTCTGCGCCGCAAGGGCTACGTCTGCTGGCAGCCCGGCCAGGCTCGCACCCTTCGCCCGGTGGGGGTGGCCAATGGCTGAAGGCAACCCGCACCCCGCCCCGGCTCCGCTGATCGTGGCGGATCTGTGCGCCCAGGCCGCATGGCTGGACGCAATCGACGACGACTCCCGGCTGCGGCTGGAGTGGGCGGCCGACACGATCCGCGAACTGCACGCGCGGCTTGTGAAGAACGCCGCCACGCTTGAAAAGACAGAAGCCGAAGCCCACCAGATGGCGGTCTACATCAAGTCGATGATGGCCCAGAAGGGCGGTGCCGCATGACGCTCTCCGATCTCGTACTTGTCTCGGCAGGAATCGCGGCCAACGCGGCCACGTTCTGCTTGGGCATTTTGGTTGGTTGCTCTTTAACTCGAAAGGATTCCCATGACCGCAACAGCAACGAAGCCACGGAAGGCTCGCGCCAGTGGCATCTCCCTACCGATCGCAGCGCTACGTGCCGCCCTGGCTGCGGTGCGGGCTGCCGTTCCAAGCCGAAGCCCGAAGCCGATCCTGTTGAACGTTTTGCTGGCAAACGGCGGGATCACGGCGAGTGATCTCGAGCTCCAGGTGTCGGCCGAGGTGCCGTACACCGACGCGCCGCTTCTGCTCCCGTTCGCCCGCTTGCAGGCGATCCTCGGGGCCGCATCGGGCGACGATGTGACGCTGGCCCCCGGCGACACGTCTTGCATCGTGAGCGTGGGCGGTGGCACTTGGACGCTGCCCACCGAGGATGCGGCCGAGTTCCCACAGTGGGAGCCGCAGGCCGTGAAGCCCATCTGCCGGGTTCCGTGCGACCAGTTCGTGCGGGCGGTGAAGGCGGTGGCCTACGCGACGGACACCGATTCAAGCCGGTTCGCCCTCGGGGCGGTGCTCGTCGAGGTGAAAGACGGCACGGTGACGCTGGTGGGCACGGACGGGCGGCGGCTCTCGTCCTACGGCATTGAGGTTGACCAGGCCGTGGATGACTCCACCACGCTGATCCCGGCGAGGGCGATCCTGACCATCAGCAGCATCGCTTCGCACTCCGAGGGGGCGGTGCAGTTGGAGGCCACCGACCGCGAGGTGGTGGCGACCATCGACGGCACGGTGGTGACGGCCCGGCTCGTCGAGGGACGCTTCCCCCGGTGGCGTGACGTGATCCCCGAGCGGGACGCGAAGGCCACGCTCGTGAACGGGGCCGAGCTCCTGGCGGCGACGCGGCAGGCGGCCATCGTGACGAGCGAGCAGTCGAAGGGCGTGACGTTCGCCTTCGTGGAGAACGGCATCCACCTGACGGCGCAGAGTGCCGAGGCGGGGCAGTCGAGCGTGACGTGCGGGCTGCTGGAAGCGGGCCAGACGGCGAGCGTGGCGCTCGACCCCGGCTTCGTGGTTGAGTTCCTGCGTGGCGTGGATGAGGCCGAGCCCGTCGAGGTCGAGGCGGTGGACGCTCAGAGCGCGGTCGTCTTCCGGTGCGGCGACTGCACCGGCGTGGTCATGCCGTTGGCGAAGGACTGATGCTCGAAACCCTTCGCGAAATGTGGGATGCCGAGGTGCCTGCTGACGTGATCGCAGCGCACCTCGGCATCCGGCGGCAACGCCTGCACGAACTGCGGCGCGAGCACGGTATCCCAGATCGGGTATGCAAGTACAGGAAAAGAATCGTGGACCCCACGCCCGAGGAGATCGCAGAGCGTGCGCGGGAGTGCCGTGAGCGGCACTTCGCCCAGCGACGGGCCGAGCCTGACGCTTGACACGGTTGCCATCCTGCGGGGGTTCACTCACCCCAGGAGCAACGCCATGCGTTTTGCCTTCGTCGTGTTTCTCGCTCTCGCCGCTTCGTGTGCCTACGGGCAGACCATCGTGGTGCGCGGCCCGGCTGTGATCTCTGCCCAGGATCACGCCACGATCATCGCCCGGCGTGGGGCGCTGGTGCATTCCCAGTGCAGCCAGACCGAGGGCATCGGCATGGGCAGCACGCCCGAGCAGGCCCGCCGCAACTGCTGCTACTTCGGCAAACGGGTGATCGTCGAGGAAGGCGTGGCCTACTCGCCGGTCACGCGCCGCTGGTACGCCGTCATTCGCTACAGGTGACCAATGGCCCCGTGGCTCATCGCACTCACCGGCGTGATCTACCTGTTCGTGTCTGCCGACCTGGCTGCGCACGGCAAGCACGGGCTGGCAATTGCCTACGCGGGCTACGCGGCGGCGAACGTCGGCCTCTACCTCGCAGCGAGAGCACCGTGAAGCCGTTGACGTTCGAGGTGCCGGGCGATCCCGTCCCCCAGCCGAGGCCGCGAGTCTCGACGCGGGGCGGGTTCGCGCGGGCGTATGTGCCGGGCAAGCACCCGGTGCATGCGTACCGGGCATCAATCGCAGCGGCGGCCGTCGAGGCGGGGGCAACGCCGACAACCACGGAGCCGCTGACCGTGATACTGGATCTGGTATTTGCCCGCCCGGCCTCGCACCTGACCAAGAAGGGGCTGCGGAAGGGGGCACCGGCCCTGCCCCGTTGCGACGTGGACAACGCCGCGAAAGCGTGCCTCGACGCCTTGAACGGCGTGGCGTTCGAGGACGACTCGCAGGTGGCGAAGCTCGTGGTGGAGAAGTCTTACGGCCAGGAGGCGCGGACCACCGTGCGGATCCAGTGAGCAACCAGAGCCTTTACGATTTCTTGTCGGGCCACTGCCAAGAGAACACGGTGCGGTCCTACTTGGAGATCGGCACCCGCGACGGCGGCTCGCTGCGCGTGGTCGTGGAGAACGCCCCGGCCTTGGAGTCGATCGTCTGCGCCGATACATGGGGCGGCGAATGGGGCGGCAGCGGGCGCGGCTCGCACGACCACATCGACCGGCTGCTGGCCGGGATGCTCTACACGGGCGAGGTGCGATACCTCGACGGCGACTCGAAAGAGACGATCCCGACGCTGGCCCAGCAGTTCGATCTGATCCTCGTGGACGGCGACCACTCCTACGAGGGCGGCATGGCCGATCTGCGAAACGTGTGGCCCCTGTGCCGACCCGGCGGCTGCGTTGCGTTTCACGACATCACGCATCCGGCTCACCCGTACCTGCTGACGGCGTTCGACGAATGGGTGGAGGAGCGGCGGCCCGAAATCGCCGTCTGGCGACAGGTGCTCGAACCATACGGCGTGGCCGTGGCGGTGAAGCGATGAAGACGCTGACGCTGACGGTATGCAGGCGGCCGGATTACACAACTCAGACGATGCGGGCCATTAAGTTGTGCGATGGGATTGAGGAGT